GGGTTAGATGATTTTGCAGAAAAAGATGATAATGGGGATTTATGGTTGGAGAGCAGAAAGTCTCTCTACCCGTTTGATTTTGTCAACTATGATTGGCGAGGCAGGCTCTAAATCTTCATTTTTCTAAATAATATAGGAAAAGTAATATACTTTTTATAAAGGAGAAATACGATGGCATTTCAGTTGTCACCAGGTGTTAATGTTTCAGAAATTGATTTAACAACGGTTGTACCTGCCGTTGGTACCTCAGAAGGCGCTTTTGCAGGCCGCTTTTCTTGGGGCCCAGTCGATCAGATCGTAACCGTTTCAAGCGAAATCGAATTGGTCGATAAGTTTGGTAAACCAAACGACAATACAGCGGTAGCTTTCTTTTCAGCCGGCAACTTCCTTGCATACGGCCGTAATCTAAAAGTTGTTCGTGCAGCTAATACATCTTCATATAAGAACTCTACTGGCGGCGGCACAGCAATTCTAATTAAGAACGAAGATGATTATGTTCTTAATTACAGAGATATGCAGGCTGGTGCAGGTACAGGTAAATTTGCTGCCAAGTATGCAGGCGGCCTAGGTGATTCCATCACTGTTTCCGCTCTTGTTGACGGTACTGCATATGGTACATGGGATTATAATACAGAATTTGATGCAGCTCCTGGTACATCAACATATGTTGGTAATCAAGGCGGCACAAATGACGAAATTCACATCATCGTAATCGACAGATATGGTAGATTTACAGGTGTTGCTGGTACAGTTCTAGAAAAGTTCCCATTCGTTTCAGCGGCTTCAGACGCCAAGAACGAAGATGGTTCTTCAAACTATTATGTTGACGTTATTGCCAAGAAGTCGAAGTACATCTGGGTAATCAATCATCCAACAAATTCAAATTTTGGCAGCACTGCATTTAACTTCTCTTTTGATTTTGGTGATGATAGCGTTGTAGATGAGAATATGAGTAACGGTTCTTCTGGTGCTGTAACTGATGGTGAAATTGAACAGGCTTATGACAAGTTTGCCAACGCAGACGAAGTTGACGTATCACTTATCGTAACTGGTGGTGCTTCACAGGCCGTTTCAGAATATATCGTTGACAATATTGCAGAAAGCCGCAAAGATTGTGTTGTCTTCATCTCACCAGAAATGGATCAGGTTGTAGATAATGCAGGCAGCGAAGTGGCCGATATTTCTACATATCGCGACCTATTCAATTCATCTTCATATGCTTTCATGGACTCAGGTTGGAAGTATCAGTACGACAAGTATAACAACGTCTATCGTTGGATACCTCTCAATGGTGACATTGCAGGCCTTTGCGTTCGTACAGACCAGCAGCGTGATCCTTGGTTCTCACCAGCCGGCTTCAACCGTGGTCAGATCAAGAATGTTGTAAAGCTTTCTTGGAATCCAAACAAGACACAAAGAGACGATCTCTATAAGAAGGGTATCAATCCAGTTGTTTCATTTGCTGGAGAAGGCACTGTTCTTTACGGTGATAAGACAATGCTTTCTAAGCCATCTGCTTTCGACCGTATCAATGTTCGCCGTCTATTCATCGTTCTTGAAAAGGCTATTGCGAGAGCATCTAAGTATTCACTATTCGAATTTAACGATGAATTTACTCGCGCACAGTTCGTAGCTCTAATCGAACCATTCCTCAGAGACGTTCAGGGTCGTCGTGGTATCTACGACTTCCGTGTTGTCTGTGACGAAACAAACAATACTCCTGAGGTCATTGACCGCAACGAGTTCATTGGTGATATTTACATCAAGCCTGCTCGTTCAATCAACTTTATCCAGCTTAACTTCGTTGCAGTACGCACAGGCGTAGCCTTCGACGAAATCGTTGGTAAGTTCTAATTGTCAGATAAATAGAAACAAGGGAGTTAAATAAAATGGCTTTTAGAGTTCAAGAATTTAGATCACAGTTGGTCTTCGACGGTGCAAGACCAAATCTGTTCCAGTGCGACATTACCTTTCCTATTCTAGCACTAGGCGAAGGTGATCCAAACCGTAAATATACATTTATGGCCCGTGCAGCACAACTACCAGGTACAACCGTGAATCAGATACCTGTTAACTACTTCGGTCGTGAACTGAAGTTCTCAGGTAATCGTTCATTCCCTGAATGGACAGTCACAATTATCAATGATGAGGATTTTGTTATCCGTAAGGCTATGGAGCGTTGGATGAACGGTCTTAATAGCCACGTTGGTAACATCAGAGATCCACTATTCATTAATAATGCGGCTTATCAGACTGATGGTTATGTAACTCAGTATGGTAAATCAGGTAATGAAATCAAGGCCTATAAGTTTGTAGGTATGTTCCCAATCGATGTATCACCAATCGAACTCGATTGGGGTTCTAATGATACCATCGAAGAATATGCAGTAACTTTTGCATATCAGTGGTGGGAATCAGACGACAACAACCCAACAACAGACATCACTGGCTAATATACATAATAAGAAGGGGGAGACTTTTCTCCCCCTTATACATCTGGAGTTTTTTTCTTAATGGTCCAACTTTTTGGCTTTGAAATTGGCCGTAAAAAGCAGCAGGTTCAAGACGAAGTAAATAGGACGTTTAGCCCACCGCAGAATGATGACGGTGCGGTAACGATTCAATCTGGCTCGTACTATGGAACATATGTCGACTTAGACGGTGTTGTTCGTAATGAAATCGAATTAATCACACGCTATCGCGAAATGTCGATGCAGCCTGAACTAGAGACTGCTATTGACGAAATTGTTAATGAGGCTATTGTTAATGACGATAAGAGCAAAGGTGTTGAAATTGACACCGATGATCTTAAACAGCCAGAGTCCATCAAGAAGAAAATCAGAGATGAGTTTGACTTTGTTCTGAAGCTATTAGACTTCAGCAATATGGGTCATGATCTATTCCGTCGTTGGTATATTGACGGTAGACTTTTCTATCATGTCATCATAGATGAAAAGAGACCCAATCTAGGTATTCAAGAGCTTCGCTACATAGACCCTCGCCGTATCCGTAAGATCCGTGAAATTCAAAAGACTAAAGATCCTAAGACGGGTATGGATATTATTAAGAAGCAGAACGAATACTACCTCTACAATGAGCGTGGGGTTATTGGCGCTCACTCAAATCTAGGTACAAAGATTGCTGTTGACTCTATCATCAACGTCAATTCTGGCCTCATGGATTCAAAGAGAGCTATGGTTCTCTCTTATCTGCACAAGGCCATTAAACCGCTCAACCAACTTCGTATGGTTGAAGATGCTACAGTTATCTACCGTCTCTCACGCGCACCTGAGCGTAGAGTATTCTATGTAGACGTTGGTAATATGCCAACCATCAAGGCTGAGCAATATCTAAAAGATATTATGGTCAAGTATCGCAATAAGCTGGTATATGACTCAAATACTGGTGAAATCAAAGATGATCGTAAGCATCTATCTATGCTTGAAGATTTCTGGTTGGCCCGCCGTGAAGGTAGCCGTGGTACAGAAATCACAACTCTGCCAGGTGCTATGAACCTTGGTGAGCTTGAAGACGTTAAGTATTTCGAAAAGAAGCTCTATAAGTCTTTGAGTGTTCCTATTTCTAGACTTGAACAGCAACAGGGTTTTACACTCGGCAGATCAACCGAGATTAGCCGTGACGAGCTTAAGTTTTCTAAGTTTGTCAACAGACTCCGCAACAAGTATGCTATTCTATTCGATGATATTCTTAGAGTGCAGCTCATTCTCAAAAGAATTTGCACCGAAGAAGAGTGGAAAGAATTTAGAGAAGATATTTGGTACGACTTCAAAAAAGACAATAACTTCGATGAACTAAAAGAAGCTGAACTACTTACCAACCGTCTAACACTTCTTCAGGTAGTTGATCCTTATGTTGGTCGCTATTACTCGAAAGAGTGGGTTCGTAAGAATGTTCTTATGCAAACCGACGATGATATTAAAGAAATTGACGAACAGATTTCAAACGAACAGGCTGCGATGGCACCAACCGATGCTGCTGGTAATCCAATGGATCCAAATGCACAGATGCCAACTCAGGCACAAGCCGCAGCCGTAGGTGGCCCACCACCAATGCCTCAAGCTAATGCTTTTGCCCAGCAAGGTCAAGGTCAACAACAGGCTGCACAGCAACCAGGTCAGATGCAAGAAGGTCAAGATATGCCTTCAAAGTTTGAATTGCAAGCTAACGAATTGGAATTTGCATAATGTTGAAGAAGTATAATCAATTTCTAGAAGAAGATTTCAATGCTGCTCTTGCAGAACCTTCATCAGAGGCGGCTGCTCAGGCTAAGAAACTGAAACTGCAATATGTTGGTTTCGGTAGATACGAAGATCCAAAAACACAGCAAATAACACATATAGTTCAGAACGAAAAACTTGTTCCTTTTAATAAAGCTGTAAAATCGAATACATATAAAACACAGAACGCAGATGATTATGGTAGTTTTGTCAAGCAACAAATGCCTGACCTAGAAAATGTCCATAATGATCTAGCTAACTATTATGCAGCAGAAAAATATACACCAGAAGAATTACAGGCAGTTCAAGAATATACTGGCACAGATTATATGGATATAAATGAAAAGCTATATTCATTACCTACAGGTATCAAAGGTGACCAGATAGAGCCTGAGTATGATGGTGATCCAATACCAGATCAAGTCGTTAATTTAGATAGTGCATTAAATAAAATGAAAGCGCCATATGATACTATGGTTTATGTTGGCCTAGGTACAGAATATGATATTACACAGTTTGTGCCTGGCAAAACTTTCAGATTCAAAGGTTATAGATCAACCACATTGAATCCTAATATTGCACTAAATTATAATAGTAGGGTCAATAAAACCGCAAGCAGACAACAGACTGTCATGCTACAAATCAAGGTCAAGAAGGGTTCGAAAGGTATGTTTGTTGATGATTTCTCAGCAAACCCAGGCGAATCCGAATATCTCCTACCTAGAGGTAGTAAGGTTAAGATTGTAAATGGCCCAAACAAGCTAGTTGGTAGCAATGCCTATACTGGCAGCAACGGTTTAGAAGTGTTATACTTCGATTGTGAACTGGTAAAATAAGGAGCATAAAATGCACATCAAAGAAGGTATTAAGAATCTTTCTGAGAAGAAGTTAGAAAAGATGAAGCAGAGCTTTAACAATGCTTTGTCTGAAAAGGCTGTTCAGAAGTTAGAAGAAAAGAAGATTGATATTGCTAAAAGTTATTTCGGAAAGAAGTAACTAATGAAGCGCGTCAAAGACCTTATTGAGAATTACAATCTCATATCAGAAAAAGATGAATCTGATACTCGTAAACTTGCATCACTGGTTCGTGCAGGCCTCTTTGACGCGAAGAAATTACCACTAATTAAAAGAGCAATGGATAAAGAACCATCTGAGATGACTATCTCTGAAAGAAAGATTCTATTGCAGCTATTAGATGAATTGATGTCTCATGTTCTACATTCACAACAGGTATATTCAAAAGTAAAAATGGATGTATCTAAGAAAGATTTGAATGAAGAAACAAAAGACTATCTATCAAAGGTTGATCCAAGGTATTCTAAGATGCCATCGGAAAAAGATATTCCAATGGTACTACTACTAAAGCGCAAGGCAATTCGCATGTATCCCGATAGACAAAAAGTGGCACTATACTATTCACAAGCACTAGACAAGTATTTCAGTATTCCTTTTAACGAAGTTAATGTTGGAATAAATGAGGCTTTTAAAATAGATTTAAAAGCTAAAAAAGATGATGACGATGATCCTTTGACTAAGAAATTGCAACAGAAAAAAGATAGAGCAGAAAGAGACGAAAAGCTATTAAAGCTTTCTCGTAAAGAATTATCTGATGTTCCAGGTGCTCATAAAGAAGCAACTGGCGCCGCTTTGCGTAAAGCTGGATCAGAAGCAAAAAAAGGTAATGCTGGTTCGGCCGCACATGCTCTCGGTTGGGCAGCAGGCAATGCTATTCGTAATGCTATTGATAAGCATAAGAATAAAAATAAAAAAACAAGCGATGAGCCTATAGAAGGTCAGTTTAAAGATGTGACACATAAAGCTGAATTTTTACCACCTTCAAAATCAAAACCTCAGCTAACACATAATAAAACTATAGATGTAAAACCAAATAAACCAGCTTTGTCGGCGCCAGTACCTAAATTGCCGGCTCCTCAGAAAGATACTTCAACTGAGGTTAAACCTGAAAAAACAAAAAAAATAATTAAACCTAAAGCTCCAAAAGCTACAGAAACAACAGCAACTACACCTGCACCGGCACCGGCACCGGCAACTAAAAGAGAAATCAGACCTAGACAATTAGCTATCAAACAGAAATTTCGTGCCTCTTTAAGAGAAGATTTTGCAGCCAAGTTACAACAAAAAAGAATGTTAAAAGAATATTCGGCGGCCGATGCTGTTGATGATGCTACAGACGTTCTAGTTCCATATAAGAGCGCATATAAAAACTTCAAAGCAGGCAACTATGGTCATGCTGCACTAGATGCCGCAATCGATACTGTAGGCCTTGCAGCTTCTATACCTTCAGGTGGTAGTTCACTAGCCGCATCTACAGCCGCAAAAACTGCTATTAAAGGCGGAGTTAAAGCTGGTGAAAAACTAGCTGTTAAGGCTGGTGAGAAGGCCGCAGCCAAAGAAGGTGAAAAGGCTGTTGTTAAAGCTGGTGAAAAAGAAGCAGTTAAAGATGTTGAAAAGGCCGCAGCTAAAGAAGGTGAATCAGCAGCCGCCAAAGAAGGCGAGAAAACAGCCGCTAAGGCTGGTGAAAAAGCTGCGCCTAAAGCAGGCAACTCAAGGTTCAGTAAGCTAAGAACGGCTGCTAAAGTAGGCGCGGCCGCCCTAGGTGCTGCAATGGGTGGTGCTGGCGGTAAGAAAGGTAGTGATGATGATAGCACAAAAACTACCGAACCAGGTAAATTTACACTACAAGCAAAAACCAGCCATGATTCTGATATAAGAACTGACGCCGCAAGAGCGGAAAGAGAAAGACAGAAGCTATATAAAGAAGCTTTCTCTGTTAATTTGAAAAACAAAAATTCAACTCCAGCACCAGCCGCGCCTGCACCAAAAGCAAAAGAGCCAGAAAAACCTGCACCATCAGATGATGATCATAAACCAGAGGCGAGAAGTCAAGAACCTACAAAAGAACCAAAATATACCGAAGCTGGCCAATTCAAAATGCAGGTCAAAACTTCTTCAGCCGCCTCTAGAGGTGGTACTGATGCCGCAAGAGCGGAAAAAGAACGTCAGACTATGTATAGAGAAAGCACTATAGATCAGCTAAAGAAAATGAAAAAGAGTGGTATCCACGAAGAAGTTATAAATATAGGTAATGATACATTTGTTATAAATAATACCATAGCAAATAAGGTTATTGCCGTTTATGAGGCTCTGAATAGAGATAATAAAAAGAGAGCTGACCTGATGCTTAACGAAAGCGTAGATACATTCAAGAAGTTTATAAACTTTACAGTAAGGCAATAAGAGATGGCGAATCTAGTAAAAGAACATAAGATTGTTGACAACAACAAAAGAGCTTTGATCAAGTATGTATTCTTGGCTGATACGGCCGCTGCTAATACAACTCTTGTTGACGTTTCTATGCTTAGAAATGCTTTGAACACAAGCGGCTATATTATGTCATCAAATACCAATCCTAAGTCAACATACAGAACCACTATCAAAAGGGTATATGGTTCAGCAAAGGCTAACGCATATTTCAAGCTTCAATGGATTGGTGATGCTAACTCAGAGATTATTACTATTCCTACTGGTCGTTTTGACTATAGCTTCGATTCAATGGGTGATGGTGCTACTATTAATAACCCTGAAGCCAATTCAACCGGTGATATTCTCTACTCTATCATCACACCATCAAGTGCGGACACACTCACTCTATTCATTGATCTTCGTAAAGATTCAAGAGACTATGATGCAGGTCAGACCGCTGACCCTGTAGCATTTAACAGAGGCCCAGCTGCACCATGAATAGCTTAGTAGAAAAAATCTTAGACAGAAAATTTGAAGATGCTGGTAAGGTTTTTGAAGAAGCTATGATAAGCATAGTAAAAAAGAAATTGTCTGAAGAAAAGAAAAGAGTTGCGGCTGAATGTTCTTGTGATGGTGGCGCATATAATCGTCAAAAGATGCTCGCTAAAGATGTTCTTGAAGATAAAGAAGAGCCAAAAGTAACTCAATCTACTGAACAAGAAGTAAATGAAGATAATTTTGAAAAAAATTTAACACCTATAAGTCAAGATGGTGTAGATCCTGCAAGAACAGCAAAACTTGCAGCTATGGCAGGTTCTCAACCTTCAATAGCTAAAGGGCCGCCTCCTACAAATGCTGATAAAGAAAAAGCTGCACAATTTGAAGAAGATGTTGAACTAAAAGAAGCCCGTATCAATCTTATCAAGGCTCGTATTCGTGGTGGTAAGATACAGCGCCGTAAGAAAGTTTCTAATGTTCCTGGTTTTACACTTAGAGCAGGCCAACTCACACGCATGTCAGCCGCAGAGCGCAGACACCGTAAGTTAGGTGCTAAAAGAGCCGCCAGAAAAACAAAGATGAAGAAAACACAGGTACTACGCAAACGTAGAATATCTTTACAAAAAAGACAGAGATTAGGAATCTAAGATGAAGCTCATTGCAGAAGAAGTGCTAGAAGTAAAATATCTAGTAGAAGAAAGAAACGGTAAGAAAGAACACTTCATTGAAGGTATCTTTATGCAGGCCGAGAAGAAGAACAAGAACGGTCGTGTATATCCAATTCAGACCCTCTCTAAAGAAGTTGGTCGTTATAACGACGAATATGTAAAGAAGAACAGAGCTTTCGGTGAGCTAGGTCATCCTGACTCTCCGACAATTAACTTGGATCGTGTGTCTCACATGATTACAAGCCTAAGACCAGAAGGTCATAACTTTATAGGTAAAGCCAAAATATTAGATACTCCAAATGGCAAAATCGTGAAGAGCCTACTAGACGGAGGAGCAAGCTTAGGTGTGTCAACAAGAGGCGTAGGGTCTCTTAAACCACACAACGGTTACCAACTCGTTCAAGACGATTTCCACCTTGCTACAGCGGCAGACATTGTAGCAGATCCTTCAGCACCAGATGCTTTCGTAAGAGGTATCATGGAAGGTAAAGAATGGATTCTTGATGGTACTGGTTGGAAAGAAGTCGATTACTACAGAGCTAAGAAGATGATCACTGAAGCTAGTAGGAACGAAATAGAAGATGTAGCGTTGAAAGTATTTTCAAACTTCCTCTCAAAACTTTAAGTAATATAAATAATATAGGAAAAAGGAGTATTCTAATATGGGTAAGTCACTTACAGAAACAGCAAAGGCGATTTTGATGAAAGAAGGTGTTATACCTTCTGTCAGTTCGTCAGATAGCAATCCAGATAGGGATGCCAAGTCAAGCAATCCAAATATGGCAACACTTCGCCCTAATTCAAAGGGTGCTGAAGGTCGTTTCTCAAATCCAGGCGCTAAGGCTCCAACTGGTGGTCCAGAAGCAACTCTAGAGCAGCCACATAAGCCAGGTGATGGCGAAAACGCCGGCGCTAAGTTTGCTACTAAGGGTAAAGATAGCAGCATTAAGGGTGCTGATAAGAAGGGCGAATCATGGCCAGTTAAGAATCCAGGTTCAAAGACTTCAAGCGCAGAAATCATGGAAGAAGATGAAGTAGAAGGTACTGTAGTAGCTGAGTCCGAAGAGATCGAAATCTCTGAAGAGCTAGAGTCTTTCATCAATGAGATGATTGAAAAGGGTCTATCAGAAGAAGAAATTGCTCAGGCTATTGACGAGAACTTCGAAGTCATCGAAGAAGATGTGGAAGAACTAGCCGAAGAAACAGAAGAGTATGCTGTCGATATGTCAGAAGCAATCGAAGCCCTATTCGCCGGCGAAGAGCTTTCAGAAGAGTTCAAAGAAAAGGCTAAGACAATTTTCGAAGCCGCTGTAACTTCAAAGGTAGAAGAAGAAATCAAGAAGCTTGAAGAAGCTTATGCCGAAACACTTGAAGAGCAGATCGAATCAATTCAAGAAGAATTGTCATCTAATGTTGATGACTATCTAAACTATGTTGTAGAGCATTGGGTAAATGAAAACGAAGTTGCTATTGAAGCAGGTCTTCGCACAGAACTTACCGAAGAGTTCATTTCAGGCCTTCGCAACCTCTTTGCAGAACACTATATCGACATTCCTGAAGATAAGGTTTCTGTTGTTGAGGAAATGGGCGCCAAGGTTGCTGAACTCGAAGAGAAGCTCAACGAAGAAATTGAACGCAATGTTCATCTCTCAAAGGTTCTAAATGAATCTGTGCAGAATGAGATTGTGTCAAGCTACTGTGATGGTCTAACAGATACTCAGGCTTCTAAGCTTAAGTCTCTTGTAGAAGGCCTTGAATTTACAAGCCCACAGGAATTTGCACAAAAGGTTGAAGTATTGAGAGAAAGCTATTTCAATTCTTCTGTCAACAATAAAAATGTCCTAGACAATAACGAAGTGGCTACCGACGAAGGCAAGGGTGTTCTAAACGAAGAACTTCAGGGCCCAATGGCAGCATATGTCAGAACTCTTGGCAGAAAACTTCCAAATTAAGGATATTATAAATACCAATAAACTAGAAAAAGTTTTTTAAAGGAGACAATTAAAATGTATCTTACCGAACAATTAGAAAAGAAGTGGTCACCAGTTCTCGACCACGATGGTCTATCTGCCATCAGAGACCCATATCGCCGTGCTGTTACTGCTATGGTTCTTGAGAACCAGGAAAAGGCAATGGCTGAAGAGTCTCGTCTTCTTAACGAATCTGCACCAACCAACTCAGGTTTTGGTTCAGCCGGTTCTTATGTAGCAGGCTACGACCCAATCCTTATCAGCCTCGTTCGTCGTGCGCTTCCAAACCTCATTGCTTATGACATCTGCGGCGTTCAGCCAATGACAGGCCCAACAGGTCTTATCTTCGCAATGCGTTCACGTTATAAGCAGCAGAATGGCACAGAAGCTCTCTTCAACGAAGCTAACACAGCCTTCTCATCTTCAAACGCAGCTGGTGGTCTTGCAAGCACAAGCACAGGTTCAACATCTAACACAAACCCTGTTCTTGACCTTCTTGACTCATCTGTTTACGGTCTTGGCTATGGCATGACAACTGCTCAGGCCGAAGCTCTTGGTGACGGCACAACCGGCAATAACTTTGCTGAAATGGCCTTCTCAATCGACAAGGTTACAGTTACAGCCCGCAGCCGTGCGCTCAAGGCTGAATACTCACTAGAACTTGCACAAGACTTGAAGGCCGTTCATGGTCTTGATGCTGAGACAGAATTGGCTAACATTCTGTCAACAGAAATTCTAGCTGAAATCAACCGTGAAGTTGTTCGTACCATCTATCGTTCAGCCACTCTTGGCGCTCAGTATGGTGTTACAACAGCTGGTACTTTCGACCTTGACACAGACTCAAACGGTCGTTGGTCAGTTGAAAAGTTTAAGGGTCTTATTTTCCAGATCGAGCGTGATGCTAACGCTATCGCCCGTGCAACCCGTAGAGGTAAGGGTAACATCGTGATCGTATCCTCAGACGTTGCTTCTGCAATGGCTATGGCTGGCGTTCTCGACTATACTCCTGCCCTTCAGGCTAACCTAACTGTTGATGATACTGGCAATACATTTGCTGGTACACTTCATGGCCGTATCAAGGTTTACATCGATCCATACTTCGGTGGTTCTGCAAACGGCGATGAACTCTGCACAGTAGGCTATAAGGGTACATCTGCATACGATGCTGGTCTCTTCTACTGCCCATACGTTCCACTCCAGATGGTTCGTGCAATTGGTCAGGAATCATTCCAGCCAAAGATTGGCTTCAAGACTCGTTACGGCATGGTAGCCAACCCATTCGCCACAACAGCTGGTGACGGCGTTGTTGGTGAGCGTAACACAGCTTCAAACGCCAACATCTACTATCGTATCTTCCGCGTTCGCAATCTTACCTAATAGAAGTAAGAAAGCGGGAAGGAAACTGGGGCAGGGAAACCTGCCCCTTTTTTTATATAAATATTATGTCAGGAGATTGGCATGACAATATCATCTATTCTAAGCACAGTACCAACAAACACTAGTATTCTACAACCTACTAAGTTTACATTTATTATACCAGAGCTACCTTTTGCTAGGTATTTCTGTCAGACTGTAAGCTTGCCTGGTGTGTCCACTGGTGCGGCCGAAATTGTCAGCCCATTCGTAAATACATATAGACATGGCGATAAACTGGTCTATGAGCAATTCTCTATCAATGCTATAGTAGATGAAGACCTTCGTGTATGGGAAGAAACATATAATTGGATAGTATCTCTGACGAAGCCAACCAGTTATGATCAGTATGTTAAAAATAAAGGTAAAGACCCATATCACGATGGTGTTCTTACAATCAATAC